GAACGGCCGCTCCGCCACCCTGATCGTGCGTGGACCGAATATCTCGCGGTTGATCCGCGTGGCGCGGTCGGCCTGCGCCTGCGTGCGGATCTTGCCGTACACCACGCGCACGCCAGGACGGACCTCCTTGCCGCGCTGCGAGGCGCGCAGGAACTTGCCCGACGAGTCGCGCTTGATGCCCGCCGCCGCGCCGCTCACGATGCGGACCTCGCCGCCGTCCCCGACCTCTCGCCGCACCGAGTTGTCGATCACCGAGTCGCCGCCGAACTCGAGCGTGTTCGGCGCGCCCGTGCCCCACGGCCACTTCACGGGGCCGACCACCGCCGTACCGCGCCCGTCCATCACGGCCCAGATGCCGCGCTTCAGGTCGCCGCGCACCGAGCGCGGAGGCTGGCCACCGCTCGACGGGCTCTTCCTCTTCCGGATCGAGTTGCGCGCCACGCGGCGCAGGTAGAACGCGTTCCGCTTCAGGTTCGCGAACTCGATGCGCTCCGCCTCCGACTCGATCACGAATCGGTCGAGGAAGGTGGATGTGTCGGCTGCGAGCGTGAACATCTCAGGCCTTCGGCTCCTCGCCCTTGATCGCGGCGAGGACGAGCTTCTTGCCCGCCTCGATGCCCGCGTTGTACGAGTCTTCCTTTTCCTTCGCGGTCATCTTGTCGGTGCCGGGCCGCTTCAGGAACAGGCCCGTGAGGAGCGACAGGCCGCCGACGAGGAAAGCCCCGCCGGGAACCTGCGCCGCGCCCTCGTTCGCCGCGGCGAGCCCGAGGTCGATGATGGCCTCGATCCGCGCGGCGCGGTCCTCAGCCTCCGCGACCGCGCGCTGGTACTGGCGCGTGCGCGACTCGACCCACGCCGTCCAGTCCTCCCATGTCGCCTCGACCTCGTCGAGGGTGAGAGGCTCCTCCACATCAATCGTCGCGAGCATGTCGCTCGGAGCCTTGACCTGAATCTGCGAGCGGACATCGCATCCCTGCATGAGCGCGAGCACCGCGAACGCCGCTGCCGTGATTACCGCCATGACTGTCGCCGCCTTGTTCTCTTGGAGCCACTTCATATCGCCTGCTTCCTGCGGCACGGGGCCGCGTTCAGTTTGCCTTCTCAAGCGCCTCGACCCTGCGCTCGAGCTGCGCGACGCGCTCGTTGTGCACGGCCAGCAAGCCCTTGATCTCCGCGATCTCGAGACGGATGCCCGATGCGATCTGCCCGAGCTTCCATCCCACGCCGAGGATGCTGGTCACCACGGTCACCACCGCGACCACGAGGTTCAGGTCGATGGTCATTGCGCGAGCCCCTCGAGCGCCTCGATGGTGTCCTCCGTTGTCGCGATCTTCGCGTCGAGCGCGGCGACGAGCGCCGAGTCGCCCTGCGACCATGCGTGCTCGCGCTGCCGCGCCAGCGTGGCGAGCTTGTTCTTGGCGAGTTCGATGAGTTCAGAAATGGTCATGGGTGGCCTCAGACGAGCGGGATCAGTTCCTGCGTGCGGGCGGCCGCGTGCGAGAGGAGCAGGATGCAGTCGTAGGTGTCGGTTCCGTCGATCGCCGCATACGCAGCCATGCGGTTTCCGACCAACGCCGTGCCCGACTGAATCTCATCGGTCGGGGTGTACGGACTCAACACGCGGTTCTGCACATCGAAGCGGAAGATCTGGTTGACTGCGTTCGCCTCATAGTTGTTGAGGTAGAACATTCGCCCCTCGTTCTCAAACGGCGCGTAGCAGCCCGAGAGTTGCGCCGTAGTGGCGACGCCGCCGTCGATCACGATCGCGTTCGTCCACGCGCCAGTGATCGTGTTCGAGATGTCGAAGAGGTCGAGGTTCGCGCTCGTGCCGCGCCAACAGAAGAGGTGCGAGTGGCGCGCGTTCTTGTCGATGTCGGGGCGGATTCCGAATGCGGGCATCCACATCATGCCGCTCGCGCCCGCGTTCGCCGCAGCCGCGAAGTAGGTCGTGCTCCACGCGTTCGCGGCGATGTTGTTCGTGCCGTTGTTGACGGTGAGCGGGCCGTAGTTGTAGGTGTACTGCGTGGTCGCGGCGGTGCGGAGGATGATGAGGTTCGGGTACTCGATCACGAACTTCGCCGCGCTCGACGGGGTCGTGGTCCAGTTCGTGCCAAGCGTGTACACGGGGGACGCGCCCGCCGTGTGCGAGGCGATGATGCGACGCTGCCCGACCGACGCGGGAGTGGTCGCGTCATGCACGATGCGGATTTGGAAGTTGCGGTACTCGTTCGCGACCACGGCAGCGTCGCCGCCTGTCGCCTGTCCCGTGATCGTTCCCGCCGCCGCAGCGGTCGCCGCAAGCGCCATCCGCGTAACGACATTGCTGTCGTACTGGAATGTGCCCTTGACCATGCCCTCGCCGGGGTTGCAGTCGTACGGCGTGTACTGCTCGTCGAGGCAGACAAGCGAAGAGTCCGTGCCGATCGTCGGAAGGTTCGTGCTCACGCGATCCTGAAACAGGTTCGTTGCGACCTCGAACGACCTGAACGAGTTCGCTGCGATCGCGCCGCTGCCGAGCATCATCAGGCGACCGCTCAGGAGCTCCCATTCGTCGCCGCTAGCGGGCGTGAAGGTCAGCGGGTTGTCGAGGCGGACATTGACATTGGTCGAGCCGCCCGTGTTCCCGATGATGAACCGCTCTTCGGTCTTGCCCGCCGTCTTGCCGATGATGCGGATCTTGAATCCGTAGTCGCCGCTTCCGCCTCTGTTGGCAAGCATGTTCACGCCGACAGCGGCGGGCAGCGTGTTCAGGATGACGAGGCTCGTTGTGCTGCCAGGGGTCACGACCGTTCCCTGTGCGCCGAAGGTCGGCGCGAACACCGATGCCGCGCCCGCCGCCATCGCGCCGATTCCAGGGTTGCCGACGAGGTTTGAAGCCTTCGTCACGATGTTGTAGCGGTTCAAGACCGTCGAGGAAGCCATCTGATAGACGAACGGATTCCGCGACACATCCGAGCGGAGGTCGCTCACAAGATGCACAGCCGCCGCGTGCGCGGATCGAAGCGGGGTGGAAGAAACCCAGACCTGCCGATCAATGACCTTCTTGAAAGTGTTCGCCATGTGTGCCTCTCAGGTGATGCGTGAACGGTGGGCCGCAGCCCACGCGCTCATGTTTGCGCTGTTGACGATTCGCTCCGCAGCAAGGCCGCCAAACTGCACGACATTGCTGACCGTCGAGCAAGTCGTGACGGTCGTGACGGTCGTGACCGTTCCGCTCTCGATGAGCGTCGTGGCCCTGTACCGCTGCAAGTCCTTCGCGTAGCCGAGCGGCGCGTACAGGATCGACAGGATTCGCGTGAGCAGCAGAGACATCGCGCTCTTCGACGGGATGTCGATCATCTGCGGCTCGTCCACATCCACATAGATCTGGAGGGAGTCGCCCGCGCCTTGCCCCGCCGTGCTGGCGTCGAGCGTCAGAACGCCGCCCGAGTAGGAGGCAGCGCCCTTGGTCGCGTCAGCGAAGTTGTAGATGATCGTGTTCTGCGTGGCGTTCGTGATGAGCAGGATCTGATTCAGACCGAGCGTCACGCCGTTGAACGCGATCGTTCCAGCCCCCGCGATGCCGGGAGTGAATGTCCACGATCCGTCGAGATCAACGCCGAGTAGTCTTTTCATAGGGCCACCGCCATTGCGATTGCGAATGCCTCTGTCACGCCGCCACCGCCGCCGCCGCTCGGCGTCTGCCATGACACATTCCCCGCGCCGTCAGTCGTGGGAACCTGTCCGTTCGTGCCGTCACCTGCGGGAAGGTCGAATCCGCCAGCCGATCCCTCGATGCGGACGCGCGACGCGGCCTTCGCGACGAGCTTGCCGCGCCCCGACTCGAGCGTGGCGTTCGTCGTGTCGTGGGACACGCGGAAGAAGTCGTTGGCGTTGGCCGAGCCGCCGCCGTAGAGGTAGAGCGTCGGGTGCGCGTGCGCGGTGGCGGGGATGCGGTTCGCGTTGTCGATCTCATTGCCCTGCGCGATCACGAGCGCGCCCGTGCTGCCCGCGTTGTTGACGAGCAGCCCGCACGCGACGCCCGCGCGGCTGCTGCCGCTGACATGGCGGATGAAGTAGTTCTGCGACGAGCCGAACG